GTATAGAGTTCTGCTCAAACGATGAGCATATTTATATAGCCTTACCCCTTTTTTTCTCAGAAAATCGTTAGGAATCCTAGGCTTGCGTTAATTATTTGGTACTTTTATCTTCTCTCTTGATTTATGCTTCCATATATGATAAATAAGACGTTTTTCCTTTGGCTTCGTTTGACTTTTCGTTAAGTCTCGATCATCCCATCCATTTAGTATGGATGGGATGAAGTTGGACTAAGACGTTTAGTTTTCGATTTAAGACTGTTAGAAATATGATTTAAGTGGGGTTTTACCCTTTATTCTAGCTTCTTGAAGTCAGGGGTTCCTGGTGGTCTAATCAGGCCCGTATGTACCAGTCTATTCCAATAGTTTCTTGAATAAGTCACAGAGAAGGGCTGTTGCTGCCAGCAAATCGGTGGAGGCGTCCAACAAGGCGATGGATGTAGCGATACAGGCATTGGAGCGTATAGAGGCTCATGAGAAGGAATGTGGGGAGCGGTGGGCGGAAGCGGTCTCTGAGTTAAAGCATCTTAGGCAGTCCACTGATGCACACTCGGCTAGGTGGGAGAAATTAGCCTGGTTAGTAGTTGCGGCTGTTGCGGTACACATAATCAGTGGGATGTTTTAGGTAGGCATACCTAGAGGGGTGTTTTGTTAATGCTCGCTGGAATGGATCCAAAGATTATTCGTCAGATACAGTCTTTGCCCGATGAAGAGCAAAAAAGAATCCTGGGGTTGATGGAAGATCTAGAAGAGTCTCAGAAAAGAGAATCTTCCCGCAAAGACTTCTTAGATTTCGTTAAGTTCGTCTGGCCTGCTTTTATAGAAGGCAAGCATCATAAGATCATGGCCGAATCCTTTGAGAGAGTGGCCCGTGGCGAACTCAAGCGATTGATCATCAATATGCCACCACGCCACACCAAGAGCGAGTTTGCATCCTATCTGCTACCGGCCTGGTTTCTAGGCCAGTATCCCGACAAGAAAATTATTCAGACCGCTCATACAGCGGAACTGTCCGTGGGCTTCGGGCGAAAAGTAAGAAATATCGTCAATGATGAGGATTTCAAAAAGATTTTTCCCGATCTGTCGCTGAGAGCTGACTCCAAGGCGGCAGGTCGCTGGAATACCAGCAAGGGCGGGGAATACTTCGCTATTGGTGTGGGCGGCGCTGTCACGGGTAAAGGCGCTGATCTTCTGATCATCGATGACCCCCATTCTGAGCAGGAAGGCCAGAGCATTGATCCTTCGGTGTTCGACAAAACCTATGACTGGTACACCTCCGGCCCCCGACAAAGACTGCAGCCGGGCGGGGCGATCATTATAGTTATGACGCGATGGCATAAGCGCGATCTCACCGGAAAGATCATAAAAGCCTCCGTGCAAAGAGAGGGGGTGGATCAATGGGAAGTGATCGAGTTCCCGGCTATTCTGCCTTCAGGCAATGCACTGTGGCCTGAGTTCTGGAGTCAGAAAGAGCTTATTGCGCTGCGCGACGAACTGCCTGCGGCCAAGTGGTCTGCCCAGTACCAGCAAGATCCTACCTCTGAAGAGGGCGCACTGGTTAAACGTGAATGGTGGCAAGTCTGGGAAAACGAAATACCCCCTCCATGTGAGTTTATTATTCAGTCATGGGATACCGCATTTCTCAAGACTCGACGCGCTGATTACTCCGCCTGCACTACCTGGGGGGTGTTCTACCAGCCCGATGATGAGGGGGCAACGCGCCCTAATATTGTCCTTCTTGATGCTTATAAAGAGCGGCTTGAGTTCCCGGAACTGAAGAAGACGGCAATGGAGTTTTATAACTTCTGGCAGCCTGATGCCTGCATTGTTGAGGCTAAAGCCGCAGGCACCCCATTGGTGTTTGAACTTCGTGCTATGGGCATTCCAGTGTCGGAATACACCCCTTCACGGGGGAACGATAAGGTGGCTCGGGTTAACGCAGTGGCAGACTTGTTTGCATCAGGTGTAGTATGGTGCCCCGAGACCCGTTTCTCGGAGCGGGTTATCGAAGAATTTGCGGCTTTTCCCATGGGGGAACATGATGATCTGGTCGATAGCTCCACTCAAGCCTTACTACGATTCAGACAGGGCGGGTTCCTGAGACTCGATACCGACGAGGAAGAAGAACCCATGTACCAGAGAAGAGCAGCGTATTACTAGGGGAATGTGATGCCAAGTTATTACGACAGCAGCAAGAAGAAACCCGGAAAGGCAGCGGTTAAATACGCCGAGGGCGGAGAAACAACGCTTAGAGAAAGGGCGAGGCGTATATTTTTGCCTACTAGAGAAGAGCAACTAGAAGGCCATGCAAGAAGGCGCGAGGAACAGCAGCGCAGAGCGGATGCTCTTGAGCAGGCCCGTATCGATCAAAGAGATCGTGGAGTAGCGCGTAACGAGAGGCTCCAACAAGAAGCTCAAGATCGTTATGATAAGCGCAGAGAAGAAGCCAAAGCTCGTGCTGAAGCCTTAGAAAAACGTAGGAATCCTGTAAAAAAAGCTGGCGGCGGTCTACTCAAAGTGACGGGAATGGGCGCTGCAACCCGTGGTGGTAACTTCACTAGGAACGGATAATGGCGATAGAGCCCCCTCTGGGACAAAACCCATCTATGCCGAAGAATAACGGCTCGGCAGTGGAGATAGAGGTCGTTAACCCAGAGTCGATATCGATGGAAACCCCTGATGGGGGCGTCATTATTGATTTCGACCCCAGCGATGGCGTCACAGGGCTTGATGATCATAATGCCAATCTGGCGGATATGATTGATGATCAAGATCTGAATTCTATTGCTTCGGAACTAATCTCTGCCTATGAGTCAGACCGAGACAGCCGTGCTGACTGGGAAGAGACTTATATTAAAGGCCTGGATCTTCTTGGTCTAAAAAACGAAGACCGCACCGAGCCTTGGGATGGAGCTTGTGGAGTCTTTCATCCTCTATTGACTGAGGCGGTTATTAAATTTCAGGCTCAATCTATCCAGGAGATATTCCCCGCGTCAGGCCCAGTTAAGACTTCTGTTGTTGGAATTATCAGCGAGGAAAAGACCGAGCAGGCAGAGCGGGTTCGGGACTATCTTAACTATTTGGTAACTGAAAAGATGACCGAGTACCGCTCGGAGACAGAGAAAATGCTGTTCTCATTGCCGCTGGCAGGCTCTGCGTTCAGGAAGGTCTACTTTGATCACAACATGGGGCGTCCATGCTCGATGTTCGTGCCTGCTGAGGACTTCGTAGTGAGCTACGGAGCGGCCGACTTGATTACTTGCGAGCGAGCTACCCATGTGATGAAGCGTACTGTCAATGAGGTGCGTAAATTGCAGGTCTCTGGATTCTATAGCGACATCGATTTACCCGATCCAAGCCCTGATACGGGGGATATTGAGCGCAAATACAACCAGTTGACCGGCGGATCGGCCAATTATGAGTTTGATCACCGTCATACCATCCTTGAAATACAGGCGGAACTGGATCTGGTTGGTTTTGAGGACGAAGAAAACGGCGAATCCACGGGAATTGCGCTTCCTTATGTCGTCAGTATCGATAAATCCAGTCGAAAAGTGCTCTCGATTCGCAGAAATTGGTACGAAGATGACTCTATGCGCATGAAGCGGGAGCATTTCGTCCATTATCAGTACCTTCCGGGCCTGGGATTCTATGGATTCGGCCTAATTCACATGATTGGGGGGCTGGCGAAGTCTGCGACCAGTCTTTTACGGCAATTAGTGGATGCCGGAACACTTTCCAACCTCCCAGGTGGGCTGAAATCTCGTGGATTACGGATAAAAGGTGACGATACGCCCATTATGCCGGGTGAGTTCCGTGATGTGGACGTTCCTGGCGGAACTATTAGGGACAACATCACGTTCTTGCCTTATAAAGAGCCGTCTAACGTTCTTTATCAGCTATTAGCGGATATTGTGGAAGAGGGCAGGCGTTTTGCCTCTGCTGGGGACGTAAAAGCGGCCGACATGAACGCCGAAGCTCCGGTTGGCACCACTTTAGCTATTTTAGAGCGCAGTATGAAGGTGTTAAGCGCGGTTCAGGCCCGTTTACACGCTTCTATGCGGAAGGAATTGCGGATTCTTTCAGGGATCGTTCGTGATTTCGGCCCCTCAGAGTACCCGTATGAGGTTTCTGGCGGAGAATTGACTCAAGAAGATTTTGACGATCGGGTTGATATTATCCCGGTCAGCGATCCCAACGCAGGCACGATGGCGCAGAGGATTATGCAGTATCAAGCTGCACTTCAGTTAGCTGCCCAAGCGCCTCAGATGTACGATTTGCCGCTTCTGCACCGTCAGATGCTGGATGTGCTGGGAATCAGGGACGCAGATAAGATTGTGCCTCTTGAGGATGAGGTTCCTATTACTGACCCTGTCAGCGAGAACATGAAGATCATCAATGGCGATCCTGTGAAGGCGTTTATTTATCAGGATCATGAGGCGCATATACAGACCCATATGGCTGCCGTTGAGGATCCCAAGATTATGGAGCTGATGGAGCAAAGCCCTACAGCGCAGGTGGCACAGGCAGCGATGGCCGCGCATATTTCAGAACACGTCGCTTTCGGTTACCGCGCAAGTATAGAGAAAGAATTGGGTGCGAGTCTGCCTGGGCCGGAAGAGAAGCTGCCAGAGGATATCGAGCTTCGCCTATCCAGGTTGGTGGCCCCTGCTGCCGCACAATTAACGGGCAAGGATAAGCGCGAAGCCGAGATGCAGAAGAAGATCGAAGAAGCTGAAGACCCGATTATCC